GTGTATTATTGTGGCTGGGTTGGCTGCTGATGCATATAGTAATTTTCAGCATGACTAGCGGCATCATTCATCCGTATTACGTTGTAGCTATGGCGCCGGCGGTAGCAGCGCTGGTTGGTATCGGGGCGCCATACATATGGCAAGCTTACACGCGCCGCACCAAAGTAGCCTGGATACTGCCGCTGAGTATCGCGCTAACGACAATTCTTAGCATTATTATGCTCGGCTATAGTAACTATTGGCCTTGGCTGATGTGGCTAGTGATGATTGCCGGTGGTGTAGCAACTATTTTGACGCTGCTGCCGTTATCGCAGGCGAAATGGCTTAAACAAATTATTCTTGGCTTAGCAATTACTGCTGGTATGGCGGCACCGATTGTCTTTAGCGTTAGCACGGTAGCTACAGCGCATAGCGGCAGTATTCCAACGGCCGGTCCAGGCGCTTCAGCGATGAGCAATACAAATAATGAGTCGGCGTGAGCTGAATCGACGCTCGTCTCGTTTTTGCTAGAAAACCGTCATGGCACGACATGGTTGGCGACAGTTAATAGCGCTAACGAATCGGCACAGATTCAATTATCAAGAGGCCAGCCAGTCATGGCCATCGGCGGCTTCAATGGTAGTGACTCGACGTTGACGCTATCGCAATTCAAACAGCTTGTTAAACAAGGTAAAGTTCACTATTACGTAGTAAACAGCAGACAAGGGAAATCTAGCGGCCCTAGCAGTATGGGTGGATCAGGTGGTAACTCCGAAATCTTATTATGGGTGAAAAGTGCTGGTAGTAAAGTCGATTACGGCGGTACGCAATATACAGTTTATGATCTTGCGGCGGCTGCTTAAGAATACTTTAAGTTCAACCGCGCATACTGTCATTACAAACCTAAGCAAAGGAGTGAATATGACCAAGAATTTGAATTTGACAACTGATGAAGCGCTTGTTTTGCAGCAGATTAGCGAGAGTGGCGAGGAAGACCTGACAGGACTAACCGAAAGTTTGCAAATGAGCCGTCCGAAATTGATGACACAGCTGAGTCGCCTCAAAAACAAAGGTTTAATCAAAATTAAAACGACCGCTGGCGATTGGTGGATTTCGATGAGCCGCCGCGGCAAGCAGACGACTCACTACTTGTGGCCAGAAATGTCCTTAAATTACTAAACCATTAAACAAAAGAAAGGTTATAATAAAACTATAGAAACTCTCTGTTAATCAGAGAGTTCTTTTTTTGAACAATTTGGCGCTTCGTAAATCACCTTTGCGGTGATTTTTTAGGTTAGACCCAAATTCAGAGGGGCGAGCATCGCAAAGGCTCGCCCCTCTTTTGATGGCTTGAACGAGGTCGCTCGATTGTTGTTTGTAGCGGCTTCTGAGAGTTATCAATGATTGAACTTTGCGAAACTTAAGCGGATCGGCCAAAGAAATTATACAGTGGCGACATAGACAGCTGGCTTCTCAAGGGGATATTTAACCAAGAAAGGAGGCAGCTATTAACGAAGACGCCTTAGAATATGAGCTGACGAAAATTCAGCATCAGAAAACAAGCAAGCCACCGGCACCTAGGCAGCTTGGAACTACTAAAAAATCTAAACATAAAAAGGAAGAAAAGACTATGAAAAAAATCAATTGGAAAAACGTTATTGAAAGCATTAAAACCATCACTATCGTGGCGCTAATCGCTAGCGTGGTTGGATTCGGACTGGGGGTGAAGTACCAGGAATCGAAGAATAGCCAGCTGGAAACAAGAATCTCTGAGCAGATTCAACAGTTAAAAGCCGTAAAGTAGCGAGCGAGCGACCGGCGCTACTGAAGCCTAAGGTCGCGGCGGTCGAAGCTCATGCATCTGCGCCGCCAAAAGTTGCTGTGGAGGCAGCTGGCGCAGATGTCTGCGAGGGGTTTCGACCGCTGGTCGCTAAATACTACTGGGACGTGGATATCGCTATGGCAGTGATGAAGGCTGAGAGTGGATGCCGGACAAACGCCCTGGGGCGCAATACAAATGGAACGAATGACGCTGGGTTATTCCAGGTCAACTCAATCCACGACACGACAGACAGGCGATACCAGCCAGAGCACAATGTGGCGCTCGCGTATAAGATTTATGCGGCACGCAGCAAGTGGGATTCAAGCGGATGGAAGGCGTGGAGCGTATGCCTGAACGGCAAGGTGAAATGCTACTAATTTTAAGGAGAAAGTGAAATGAGTGAAAGTGAGATTTTGGAGAAATTAGAAAACCTAATCGATCCGACGTTTCTCGACCGTGTATTAGCGGGGGAGGCATAAGTGGATCGAATAGTATTATCTCCATCAGCGATAATGTGCTTTTTGAACAACCAGATCCAATTCAAGAAGCGCTACATCGCCAAGGTTTATGACGATCCGTCATCGCCATCGATGGTTGTCGGCTCTGCCATGCATAAGATGATTGAGCAGCGAATGAAGGGTCAATCGTTTGAGACGGCTCTGGAAGCAGGATTGCAGGCGATTGAAAATGTCGCAGATTATGAGATCGAGTACGGCAAAACTGGTAGTCGCGAGAAGATCATCGAGCAATATCAGAAACTATCGACGACAGTCATCAACGAACTGCCAACGTACGACAACATTTTGGCTGTCGAGGACAAGATTGAATGCAATTTGTCGGTGATGAATAAAAAGATTCCAATGAAGGGCTACATCGATATTGTGCTCGACCTGGGAGACAGTCTGGAAGTCATCGACTGGAAGAGCGTCACTAACTATTCCGACGAAGAGACTGAGAATTGGTCATACATTATACAGGGCTGGATTTATTCAAAGCTGGCTGAGTATAAATACAAAAAGCCTGTCAGCCGAGTGGTCTTTAAGGAAATTAAGAAGACCATCAATCGCGATGGTCAGCCGCAGATCAAAGACTACGTACTGAATGCCGAGAACCTAGTCGAAGCTGACGACATCATGGGTCGAGTGATTAAATCGGTGAGCGATTACACGGATAATCCTAACGCTACCTACTTTCCAAACCCGCGTGACATGATGAACGGTGCGCAATCGATGCATATCGTGGCGCAAATGGAAGGTATCACCGTCAGAACCGTACACACGACAGAACGACGCGAAAAGTTCGCGCCAGTCAACACGGTAGTGGCAGACGACATTGCGCAAGAGGGCGGTTCGGAAACCGAACGAATCATGTCGAAGCTAAACGAGTTTGGTGTTGGCGGCAGGATTGATGAGACGATCAAGAGCAATACTGTCGACACGTACATTCTAAAACCTAACCGCGGCGTGCGAATGTCAAAGCTGGCGGGACTAGGCGACGATCTATCGCTGGCGCTCGGCTCTGAGGCGGTTCGCGTGATTGCGCCGATTTACGGCACGCAGACTGTCGGCATCGAAGTACCGCACGAGCAGTCATTCCCGACGTTTGAAGGTAAAGGCAGTAGCCACCAAATACCAATCGGTGTCGACACTATGAACAACGTCATCTATGACGACATCGCCAAAATGCCACACATGCTGATTGGCGGTCAAACTGGGTCTGGTAAGTCGGTGTTTATCCGCAATATCATTCAGAGTTTAACGAATTGCCATATCGACATTATCGATATGAAAGGATTGGACTTTGAAGATTTGAGCAAAAACATTGTCTCGGAAGTTGGCAGGTCTCTTGAACTAATCCAGTGTTTAAGTGAGCTGATGGACGGTCGGTATAAAGATAAAAAAACCGATGCCAAACGTCGAGTATTGATCATCGATGAGTATGCCGACCTAGTTATGCAGACCGGGAAGGAAGTTCGTTATCGTATTGATGGCTATAAGAAGAATGGCGAACCGATCATGAAACAATACACTTACGATACTCGCAAGGAACTGGAGACCAACCTAGCACGAATTTTACAGAAGGGGCGCGCGGCGAATATCAACGTGATTATCGCCACACAGCGACCAAGCGCCGACATCGTCGCGCCGATAATCAAGGCTAACTGTCCAGTCAAAGCTTGTCTGAGAGTAGCAACCGCCAAGAACTCGGAAATCATCCTGGATGAATCCGGGGGCGAACGTCTCCTCGGCAAGGGCGACATGCTCTACCTGGGTTCAGGGATGATTAAGCCAGTGCGCGTACAGTGCTTTTCGCCGATTGAAGGAGGTAAATAATGAGTGAAACAAGAAGTGATAAAGCTATCGCCAAAAAAAGCAATGTCAAGCGAGAGTACTCAGGTATCGCTAAATACGTTGGCGACTGGGCGCTGGGGCTTAACAAGGAAAAGGTACTCGGTAATATTCACCGTAATTTACTAGGTGTCGATAAGATGGGCAAAATACGACCTATCGAGGACCTCGCCTACTTTATGCTGGTGTGCAGTCAATACAACCTGAATCCGCTGAAAAAGGAAATATACGCAGTGTATCAGCGTCAAAATGTAAACGGTCAGTGGATCGAAAAGCTGGAGCCAATCGTTAGTATTCACGGCTTACGCTCGCTGGCGCGTCGTTCGAAAAACCCGACGTACGCCTACACCGGCAAAGCAGTTTTCGACTATAAGGATGCTGAAAAAACCAAGCTGGATTCGGCGACGGTAGAGGTGTTTGGCAGGTTTGACGGCTCAAACGAAGCGGTGAAGATCGGCGAATACACAGCCTATTACGACGAGTTTGCCAAAACTCATACTTCTGACGACAACTACGGTAAATACCGCGCCGGCGACGCTATGGGGACATGGAAAACCATGCCGCGAGTAATGTTGGCGAAATGCGCAGAAGCTAATGCTATCCGCTCGATATTCGATATCGGCGGCGTGTACGTTGAGGAAGAAATCGGCAGAACAGAAGAACATTAACAATCAACATCGCACCCTCTTTGGGTGGCCAGATTCGTATATATAGGGTGGGGCGTCAACCGCAGGAGCTCCTCGCACATTTGAGCCACCCCCAAGACAGTAGAATTACAGTTTTGGTTGCAATTTGTGGCTACCCGACGAGGGTGCGATCGAGGAAATAAGAAAGGAGAAATAGTGAGCCGAAAACTAATCATTAGGATACTGACAGAATTGCTGTTTGAGTATCCATCTGATGAGCTTGATGTTATCGCGCTGGATTTGCACTTAAAAGATGAGCCGTTAGCGGAGTTCTGCGATAGATTCGAGCTTGGTAATTGGTTTTACGAACAGATGACGCTGGCGGACATTGACATTGTCGATGAAGTCTCAGCTATCGCTGATGAACATCGCAGGGCTGAAAGCGAGCAGTTAACGGAAAGCCAGCTGCTGCGCCGGGAATTACAACAGCAGGGTGTATAAAAAATACTAATTTGAAGAGGAGTAATCAATGGATAGCAAAATGAAAAAAGTGGCAAATATCATAGGCTATTTGATCGGCGGGATTTTAGTTTCGCTAGTCGGAGTAGCTATTATAGCAGTATTGGTTAAAGCAATATTGTGGGTTGTGGGGCTGTAAGAAAATGGCAGAGCTCACATCATTCATAATTCCGTATACAGTTTGGATTGGCAAGCAGATGTATAGATTGGTCAACGCTGACATTGACGGTAAACGATTTAATCTTCGATATGAGGGCATACCTAGACTAGGTGAAATCGGGTTTGAGTTCAGCATTGGATTTGAAACATTATTTTCGCCGAACGACAAAGATGTTGAGGAAGAGTTTACCAAACGCCTTGAGCTGCTTGGCGGCACGATCAAGGATCCAAATGACTAAAAAAGCACTTCGCAAGAAACAGCGCCGCAAGCGCAAGAAATTGGAGGCTACGTAATGTCTCTTATGAATTGTATGTTTACCGTTCGCTGGAGCGACGAGAACAATAAACCGCACTCTAAAACCTACGCTACCGAAGCTGACGCCAGAAAAGCCAAGCAATGGCTTCTGGAGCACGGTGTTCGGGACGTAGATGTCGCGGTCAAGATAAATAATAAGTCAGCCGGCAGCCTACAGGACAGTGAAAAGCAACCTGAGGCTGCGGCTGAGCAGAAAGGATTTTGGTGGGAGAAGTGATTGACGACAATCAATTCGACATATTCCAGTGGGCAAACTGGGCTGACGCACATAAGAAAGACCTACTCATTGACCTATTCATTTTCAATAAAAACTTTACACCATACGTGTTACCACTGAGAACATCGACCATAGAAGACCAAATGCGATCGCTATTTCTTTACGACATGATCAATTTTGTGGAGACTGGAGCAGCTGTCGGACTGTCTATCAGGGATTACGCGACAAACGATCAAATGGAAAATGTTTTGCTATACAGCGAGCTTGAAAGCATCCAGCGTGCTCATACTCTCGTTTATTTTCTTGGTGATGATCGCATCTCTCAATTCGACGATCAAGAACATGAGCTGAAGCGTATGCACGGTATTGTAGCGCGGTTTAGCGATCCAAAAGATCCAGACAAGACCTTTTACATCGCCAAACAGCTGCAGCGGTCGCAGATGTTGAGCGGGAGTCTCACGTGGCAAGTTAGCGGTAGCGACTTTGGCGAGCTTAATGCCGACGCAGCGTTCAAGATACCAGCAGACAACCAAGTGTTGATCGCCGGCGGCAAAGTGTTTGCGTTCAATCCAAAGAAGTTTGTCAACCTGTTCAAGCAAGATCCATCAAGCGACATTGTAACCAGGCGAATCGCCAAACATCTAACTGAGAAGTTTGCGTTGTCATTCCCAGAGGGCTTGTCGTTGGAGGAGTTGGCTGACAACAGCAGGTCGTTGACCGACACACTGTTAAAGCTAGACGTTGAACATCTACCAGACCGACAAAGGGTCGTTGATCATGCTGACGAAATGAACTTGGCGCTCATGACAGATAATAACGACGGCATTATCATCATGGACAACCGTGACGCAATGATGTTCGTCAATATTCTGGCCGACAATTACGTCGATAGCAATCTGACCGGATCGCACTATCTCGCAACCAGTAAAAAGCGGATCGATGGCGATTCGCAGATAAACATGAACGTATAAACGCCGTTTGCTATTGACCTACCATACGTCGAAAAACTGGGCGAACATTAACAATTCAACCGCATAACTGGATAGATAATTGTAAATCAGATGGTAGAGCCGTGTTGCAACACGTACGCGACGGTGGTTCGAGTCCACCCAATTGTCTATTCAACTGGACAGATGATATGTATTGTGCAGGGAAAGACCAGATAGCTTCTGGTGCTCGTTTCGTTTACGTGCTGGACGCAGTAACGGTTCATATTGTCATATGAACTATCAACAACCCCGCCGCCTCTCAGGAGAGTATGAGACAAGATATCTTGGCGCGAGTGAATAAAATCGTCTGTTCAACTGGTAGCACCAACGCACCTTTTATTTTCAGGGAAATATTGTATACCTACCCAAAAATTGAAAACAACTATCATTTGGTGCTATCAACTGGCAACATCATCAAGACAAATTAACCATATTAGTGCTTTACAAATGGTGTTGTCAACTGGCTATATAAGTGGCGGAATAGATAGACGCTCATAAGCAGCAGGTCATAGATAGTTGACCAAAAGCACCGTATGAAAAATAGCACAGCTGCTCGGGAGTTGTGATGTGACTATACGAGTAAAAATCCCCTCTGATTAGTAAGAATATGAATGCCTAGCACGTTCTGAAGATTATGGAGCTAACGCGAGATGAGAACTCCTCGGCAAATCATCACCTTATATAGTCAACCAGTTATGCGGTTGAATTAAATTACACGAAATCGTGTAGATAAGAGAAAGAGCAACAGCATGACCAAACCACACTTTAGCTCATTAAGAATGGACTGGCGAACACCAAAAGCAGTCTATCAGGTACTTGATTCAGAGTTTCAGTTTGACCACGACCCATGTCCTGCTGGCTGGGACGGCAAGGTTGATGGGCTGACAAGCGATTGGGGGGGGTACAAACTACGTCAATCCACCATACGGTAGAGAGCTGCCAAAATGGATTGAGAAAGGCTACCAGGAATGGCAGAAGGGTAAAACAGTCGTATTTTTAATACCCAGCCGCACCGACACCCGCTGGTGGCACGATTACTGTATGAAAGCCACTGAAATTCGCTACATAAAAGGCAGGCTCAAGTTTAATGACCAGCCAAATCCAGCACCGTTTCCGAGTGCGATAGTAATTTTCAAGGCGAATATCAACTAAACCACTAATTTTGTGGACATAGATAAAGGAGATGTCTATGAAGAAAATAAAGTCTAACATTGATTGGAGCAATGTAGCTGTTTTTATAATACCGACGTTAGTAATTGTTGCTGGATGCCTGTTTATTGCTTGGGTATTTCAAATGTCCGAGCAAGAGATTAAAAATATGAACACTGAAGCTCGTTGTAAAACAGTTGGTGGCGAGATGGGTTACTCGAAATGTTACAAGGACGGGAAGGAAATCTAAATGAAAAAAATAGAAAAGATAGACTACTTACAGGAAAATCACTTGCGTGAGTGGGTAAAAACTCGTGCAAAGGTAGAGCAAGAACTGTCAGACGCTCATGATATTTTCTGTGAATGTGGACATCTAGCAACTGGAGGTCATGAATCTGGCTGCCGCAAATTCAAAAATAAAATTATGAATGAGACGATAAAACGACTAGCTCACCTGTTACCTTATGGAGGGAAATCTAATGCGTGAACTAAAATTCAGAGCCTGGGATAGCCTAGAAAAAAGAATGCGCAAGGTTGTGTCCCTGCATTGGCAAGGTGACAAACTTGTATCAGCAAGGCTTGAGGGTGAGAATGAGCCAATTCCGATCGAGGGGCGGCTAGTGATTGAGCAATATATAGATTCAGTCGATAAATGTGGCGAAAAAATTTATGACGGCAGTATTGTCCGCTGCAATTTCGGTAGAGTTTGGCGAGTAGCTTGGCACCGATCCTTAGCGCAATTCGTATATCGGCGTCGTTCGCCAGGTTGAATTAGTGGAGGAGAAATGAAATGACAGATAAAGAATTAGAAAAAAGCCTAGGACGCATTAATCATATAGCTAATATGTGTTACGCGGTAATCATAATTTTGTTTATAGCGGCTATGGTGGCAATATTCTTAATAGGCAGTAAGTTAATATAGCAATGTCTATTCCTATATCGAGGAGCGTGCCTGATGAAGCGTAAGATCAAAGGGCGCAACTACAAAACGCCAACACCTAGAGTTTACAGGTTGAAAGAAACTCGCACTACACAATTTATCCGCAAACAGCTGATAAATAAGAATGGAGCAATCTGTTCACTCTGCGACAAGCCGATTGAGACAATGAAAGACTGTACGATTGACCATATCATTCCAATTAGCAAGGGCGGTTTGACGACGATTGAGAACTGCCAATTAGCACACAGGAATTGTAATATAAGTAAAGGTAATAAGGAGGCTTGAAATGGGGCTAGTTAGAAATATTAAGGAGGCGGCTGACGTGCGCAAGCGAGAGCGAGACATATTGGCGTCGAAATGCACAATAAAAATCGGCGACAGAGTGGCGTTCGCTCGAAATATTGATAAAGATGGCAGAGTAGTAGTGGGTGTAGTTGTTGGATATAAGAATGGTGTGTTCGTGGTTAGATACGATCCGCAACTCATCGTCGGCAATACTATTCAGTATTTTACTAGAAAATCTTATGAGCTGACTTTAGTTCATGACGTGGATAAATCAAGCTAGCTAAAACATAATGGGCGTAAACGTCAATAATATGTGTGCGCCTAAAAGGTTGACTGAGGCGGTGGCGAATTATGTGCCGCCGCTTTTATGCTATAATAGCCATAGAATTGCGGATCGAAAGAGCCGCTTTTTTATTTGGAGAGATTATCATGGCAGCCCGAAAAATGACGCGCAGGAATAGGCGAAGTAGCAAGCAGTCTAGCCGCAAATCCCCGAAGCAGCAACTGCGCGGGATTGTTAAGGATAAGCCAAAGAAGCCGCCTATCAAGCTGTCAAAACAGCCTGAACAGCCTGAGCCAGGACAGCCGACGAAATATAAGCCAGAGTATTGCCAGCAACTCATTGACTATTTTTCAATCGAGCCGCTGGAAATTATTAGAGAGCAGGAAATAACCGGCACCGAGGGCGGCAAATACGTCTCGCGCCGCCTGCCACAACGTTTCCCGTGGCTTGAAGGCTTTGCCAGAAAAATTGGCGTTCACCGCAATACACTGAAAAACTGGTGTGCTGAACATCCAGAATTTGCTGAAGCCTACGAGACTGCTAAGGATTTGCAGCGAGAGTTCCTTGTGGACATTGGTTTGAGCGGCGCCACATCGGCGAGCTTTGCTATCTTTACTATGAAAAACGTCTGCGGATGGAGGGACGAGCGAGACCTGAAGCTGAGAAAAGCGAAAGAGGAAGGTGATATTGATGACGACGAACTCAAAGCAGCCATCTTTGAATAACCTAACAAGAGCGGACATTCTGCGGCTTTGCGACAAATACTGGAACACTGACCGCGACAAACTGCGCCGCTATCTGCTGGCGATATTCAAGCGGCGGGAGAATATTCACCTTTTCGGCTGGTTCATCGCACGGCCGTATTTTCCACTAGAAACGCCGCCGTTCCATAAAGAGATATTAGACCTGATCAGTAACAAGGACAATCGGCGAGTTGGCGTTATCGCACCCCGTGGTCATGCTAAGTCGACGACAGTGGATATGACGTATCCGCTGTGGGCAGGGTGTTTTGAGCAGGAAGAGTTCGTAGTGATAATCAGCGATACGTATACGCAAGCGGCCGAGTTTATCAACGCATTGAAAGATGAGTTTGAACACAATCCGAAAATTAGATGGCTATTCGGCGATATGAAAGGTGACGACTGGCAAGATGGTGAGTTTGTGTTGAGCAACGGCATTAAATACGCCGCTAAAGGATCTGGTATGAAAATCCGTGGTATTCGCCACCGGCACACCCGACCGACGCTAATGATATTTGACGACATCGAGAATGACGAAAACATCAAGAGTGCTGAGCAACGCCAGAAATTGTATCATTGGTTTACCAAGGCGGCCATACCAGCACTGGCTAGAGGTGGACGTGCTGTCATTATTGGCACAATTCTTCACTTTGACAGCCTCGTGAATAAGGTGATGAAGCAACAGGACGTTTTCAAGAGCTGGCAAACACGAGTATTTTACGCAATCACTACAGAGGAGGACGGTACTGAGCAGGCTTTGTGGCCAGAACACCGCAGTCTAGAGAAGTTGAGAGCTATGCGAGATGACCCTGGCGATCAGGAGTTCATTGGCAGCATAGCTTTTGCGCAGGAATATCAGCACAAGCCGTTCAGCGAAGAGGACGCCATCATCAAGCCTGATTGGATTAAAGAATGCGAGCCGAGCCAGGTGCCAGATAAGCATGCACGGATAGCACGAGTTTTGACAATCGACCCCGCTGCCAGTGAACGCCAGACAGCCGACCCGACAGCTATGGGCGTCGCTGACCTGTACACCGACGGCAATGTCTACATACGTGCGATACGCAACCAACGGACCTCGCCGAGTGTAACTGCTGATACGGTTAGAGAGCTTGATGAAATATACAAACCGCAGGTGATTGGTATAGAGGAAGGCGCACTGGGGTTGGTGTTTCGGGATTTGCTAGCGGGACTACCTGTTATTGGTTTGAAGCCTGACAAAGACAAGGTACGGCGACTGCTGGCCGTGAGCCGATTCTTTGAGGCTGGTAGGATATACATAGTAAAGGACATTCAGAATGGGCAAGCGTTACGCGAACAGTTGATTGAATTTCCGAAGGGCACACATGATGATATGGTGGACATGGTGGTTTATGCGGTGCGGTTATTGTTGGTGGAGGGAGTGAATCAGGTGTCAAGTAAAGACTTTCAGACCGCTGGTGATTATTACGACGAGCTAGATGACGATGAATGGTCGGATTAAGTATAAGTATGATATAATCAGGGTAAGTATATACGACGCGCGAAAGGCGTCGTATTTTATATGGAGAAATTATGAAGCTGGTAAACTTGAGCGGTAAGAATAACGATAAAAATACAGGCAGCCGACTACGCGAGATTGGTAGTGCTGGTACTGGTGTATTTACAGACTATGAAGATGAGAGAATAAAGCTAAACCGCCCGAGGAAAATCACTGATTACCGCGATATGCTGCGCGATGGCACTGTCGAGGCGCTATTCAATATTCTGACCATGCCGATTTTGGCAAGCGAGTACGACATTAAGCCTGCCGACGAGAGCACTGAGGCGAGAATACAAGCAGAGTTCGTGCGAAACAACTTACTGAGTGAGAGCTATAAAGGTGGTATTGAAACGCCGTTTGATTTGTTTCTCGACCAATCAATGATGGCGCTAGTTGACGGCTTTCAGGTGTGGGAGAAAGTGTATCGACTAAACAATAACCGCTACGAGCTGAAGAAGCTGGCGCTACGCGATTCGAGGAGTGTAGAGATTCAGAGCGATTTGAAGGAAGGCTATCAAGGGATTAAGCAAACGCAAGAAGACGGTTCGACGGTGGATATTCCAGCTTACAAAACGTTCCTATTCACACCAGGCAAACGATACGATCAGTATTACGGACGTTCAATATTTACGGCACTTTGGCGAAACTACGACAAGAAATGGAAGTTGGAATACCTGGATAGCATTGCTTTGCAAAATGACGCTATTAAGCCAAAGGTATTGAAAAATACTGGCGACACGCTTGCAAAAGCTGATGACAAAGTAATGTCGAAAGTATTGAATGTATTAAGTCGTTTAGGCAAGGTCAATTCAACGGCGACTTTGCCGCCAAATTACGAACTTGAGGTACTGAACTCTGAGGGACGCGATCCGCACCAATCGATTGAGCGGCAGAACTCTGAGATGGCAAGAGTGTTCCTGGCTAACTTTATGCTGCTGGGTTCGCAGGGGACGAGCTCAACTGGCAGCTTTGCATTAAGCGATACGCAAGCAAAGATGTTCCGTATGAGCCTAGAATCCGTCATGAATAAGCTGGCGGCTCACATTAACCAATACATCATCGCTGATTTGATTGATATTAACTTTAGCGAACCACGCTATCCGGTTTTCGCATTCGAGAAGCTGGACAATGAAGTGGTTGGCGCGATATTCAATGCCTTTACAACGATGATTCAGAAAGACCGCATGTCTGACGCAATGGCGAGCGAGATTGAGGACGCAACAGCGACGCGGCTAGGCTTTGACGTGGAGAAGATTAAGCAGCGACGCACCGAGCAGGCTGAAAATACTGAAAGCAATGCCGGCAAGGAGAAAGAGGCTGGCGGCACGCCGACTGGTCAACGAACGATGAGCGATGATCACAATCATGAACCGAGCGAGAGCCTGAAGAAGCTTGACACCAGATGGCAGGAGCTAGAAAAACGTTTTTTAGACCAAATCCGCCCAGTTTATGAGACTGTGGCGGAGGAGGTCAGCCAGGAGGTCGCAAAATCAAAGCTGGTGAGCGACATTGATGCGGTGGTGTTTCCGGTGGAGTACCGCCGAACGTTGGTATCATTCTTTAAGCAGGGGTATCAGATTGGAAAAATCAGTGCTAGCGATGAAATGGGTAAGCCGGCTGCGAAGAACGGCAATGATTTAACTAAAGCAGCCGTTGAATACATAAACTGGATTATCGAGAAGCAGCAGAATGACCTGACCAATTACGCTAAAAGCCTGGTAATGAATAGAGTAGTGCTGGATGATGAGCCGATTGATTACAGCGCTGAGATTCTGAAGCTGATTCTGGCGTGGTTTGCGACAAAGCTGATGGACACGGCGTCGTACGCAATCGCACAAGCGGTCAATTCTGGGCGTAATTCAGTATGGGACGATGACGATGTGTTGGAGTTTTCGGCAATTCTGGATGCACGAACGTCGCCTGGTTGTAGCGCGCTGGATGGCAAGGTGATGACGTGGAAGGAGTGGCAGACATACCCTGAGTATATTCCACCGCGGCATTTTAATTGCCGATCAACCTTTACGCGACTACTAAGCGACAATCCAGAAGATGAGATAAACCCGCCAAACAATACGCAGATGCACAATATTGAGAAGATTCAGAGAACGCCGAAGCCGCAGTTGATTGAAGAGAATCCATATATGGCACAATATACTAAAGCAGAGCTATTGAGTATCGAGACATACAAGGGCAATGGGTTTATAAATATCAATCAGGCGCTATTGGGTCGCCAGCCGATGAACGAGTATGCTGAGGCTGACATTAAGCAGCTGGATAAAGCGATCAGGAAGACGAAGTTGGAGAAAGATGTGGTATTGTATCGTGGTATCGGGCTAGAATCAAAGTTGTCGGTTAATGATATTGTCGATAATCCTAATTTTCTTTCTACATCCACCAGTCAGGATGTGTCAGTAGAGTTTGCACAGCAATCTGATGCGAATAAATACGTATTTATTTTTAAGGCTCCAAAGGATATGCCGTATTTGGATATGGAGAAAGTGCTAGCAGATAATGGCGTTACCTCAATGATAAATGAGGGCGAGTATCTGCTGTCCAGAGGCAAGAAGTTTGTTGTAAAAAGACTTAAGAAGTTAGATAATGGAATTATCATGGCTGATGTAGAAATGACGAAGGACACTAAATACCTCGCTGATGAATCAGAAGACTTGTTGACTGATGAAATGATGACTAGTTTGAATAAGACAGCCAAGGAAGTTGAGAAGCGCCTCGCTGATCCAAACTACAAACCGAGCCGAGCAGTTCAACGGATGCACACTATTTGGCAAATGGATTCTGAATACCTAGACGAACAGCTGGAAAAGCAACATAAAAACAAATAGTTTTGCTTTAACCACAAGTATGATATAATACGACTAGTATATGCGACAAGCGAGTTTGTCGCATTTTCTTTTGGGACAAATTTCTCTTGGAGTGTATCGGGAGAAATAATATGTTTACAGTTTCGACAAAGACAAAAGACAACATCCGCCTGAGCGACGAGGGCAAGAGCGAGTACAAGCGATATTGGAAGCAGCTTTGTCCTTATGGAGAATGGATAGACCCAAATGATTGGGATAATTCAAAGTTGGTTATTGACAAGGATCTAGTTGACCAGTTGGTAAAAAACTTCAATGACAAGGTTTTGGACTACGTGCCGGTGCCATTAGGACATCCGTATGATAGCTCAAGCTTGGCAAGCCTTAATACTGGCGAGTTGCTGGAGCTGGAGGCACGAGAAGACGGCTTGTACGGTTTGATAGAAATCCGCGACGATGAAGTTGCTAATAAAATCGACAAAAACCTGATTCCAAACGTATCAATGGGTATGGATTTACAATACAAGGACAAGAAAGATGGCTCACTCAAGGGTGCGGTACTCCAACATGTAGGGCTAGTGACCGACCCATATCTCAAAGGTATGCACGCCTTTGAGCCGGCGCTGTCTGACATGTCGCAGGCAGCCATTGTGCTTAGTGATTCATCTAATAACAAGAGAGAGGAGAATGGGATGAATAAGGTAAAAGTAACTAACGACCGTGATTTTGACATCGAGGTGAAGTGGCAGGAAGACGGCGAGGAGAAGACCGCAACCGTCGCCGCTGGTGCAGACGTTGAAGTTCCTGAAGATCAGGAGGAAGCGGTAAAGCAGCAAATCGCTGACGCTAAAGAGCCAGAAGATAAAGACGAGGACAAGTCTGGAGAGGATAACCTATCTGATAAGAAAGATTTGTCTGATGAGCAGAAAGCGCTTGAAGCTGAGAAAGCTGAGTTGGCTCGGGAAAAAGCCGAACTGGCAAAGCAGAAGCGAGAGCTATCGGAAAAGCAGGCTGAGGCTGAATATGAGAAGCTGCTTTCTGAGGGTAAGCTTGTCCCGGCTCAAAAGGAGAGCTATTTGGCGCTCTGTGCCGCCAAAGATACCAAGGTGCAGTTATCTGACAAGAAAACCAAATCTGTTGATGTGTTATTATCGGAACTCTTTGCGGCAATGCCGGCAATGCGGCTATTGAGCGAAGATGGCGGTGAAGGCGGCAATGGAAATGGTGATGAAGTTCAGCTGGATGACTCCGATAAAGCAGACATCGAGCGGTTTGGACTGAATGAAGAAGATTATAAAGAAGTAAAGCGTGAGAAGGAGAATCAATAATGACATTTCTACGACAAGACGGCGATTTGATTTCAGCTCCATTCGGTAGCAATGTGATCAATCGCGGACAATTAGTTACTGTTGACGCTAGCGGTAACGCTAGGGCAGCAGAAGCTGGAGTAAAACCATTCTTGGGTGTCGCAATGGAAAATACCGGCGGACTAATCAAGAATGAGGTACGAGTTTATCGAACTGGCGTATTCCAGCTGGCAATCGACGCAGTAGCGGCTGCTGATTTAGGCAAGGCTGTTGCTATTGCGACATCAGATAAGGTAACAACGACTGTTAGCGGCACCGCACCAGCAATCGGACAGATTGTTGAAGTTATTGACAATAAAACTGTAGGTGTTCGCCTGAGCTAAGAAAGGAATATGAGATGGATTTAATAGCAACGCTACAAAAGCTTGATACCGCCATCAAGACGGTATACAAGACTACTAAAAAAGAATACAAAGACCCCCTAATGGGTATCTTGTACGACATCACACCAGTAACGGGTGCGGTGAACAACATCGTGACACTCAACAGCGTGCCTGGCATGCGTGAGTTCAAGTCAGAGCGCAAACACGGCGTGGCTGACAACACCGTCCACACAATCGCTCCACGAAAGTGGGAGTCAACCCTGGACGTTGAACGTGAAAAGATTGAAGACGATGACCTCGGCCAGATTCCAAACCAAACCCGCGTGATGACTACTAAGAGCGGACGTCACTACGGCGCATTGGCTGTGGCAGCGCTTCCTGTTGGCTTTACTGCTAACTTGAGCGACGGCAAGCCATTCTTCCACGCTGACCGCGGCAACTTGGTTACTGGCGCATTCAGTGCCGCAACATTTAGTAAAGCTTTCGATGCGTTGGTTGGCATGAAAGATGCTGCCGGTGACCTTATCAACCCAATTCCAACCCACTTGATCGTTGGTCAGGAAAACCGCGAGGAAGCCGAGAAAATCTTGCTCCGCGAGAAGCTGGAAAATGGACAAAGCAACACCAATTACAAGCGTGTCGAGCTGATCGTTGACCCGCGCATCGCTGGCAAAGCAGCATTCTTGGTGGCGGCTAAAGAGGGTATGTGCCCGTTGACAATCGCTGAGCGCGTCAAGGTTGGCGCACCAGTTGCGAAAAACGACCTGAACGGCGACAAGGCGTTCGAGACTGATATCTATAGCTGGGGCTTGCGTGGTCGTTACGACGCAGCTTACCAGGCAATGCAGTTCATCGTGGCTGTGAAAGGTTCTTAGTCAGCAGACTTGAGGCGGGGGATGATTCGCCCGCCTTTGTTTGAGGATTAGGAGAAACAATATGAAGCACGAGATAAACCAAACCATCAAAGATATATTGCAAGAGGCGGGATTGTATCACCGCCAGCTACTGGAATTTAACGATATTAACAGTTCGGTGATTTCGCTAGGAGATTATATCTTGGCTGACGTCAATGGCGACGATACAGTTGACGTAAAAGATGTGCGAGTGCTGGTGGATAATAAGCTAGTCAAAGTAACCGAAGTAGACACCACGAATGCGTTGATTACGCTGGAAAAGCCGGTTGTTTCTGGGCAGGAAGTGTCAGTACGCTTTGCTAGTTCTAGTGTAGAGCCTGAATATGTCGAGAAAGTGCTATCTGAGTCCCTGAGTGAAATCATATCAAAGATTCCGTGCGAAGCCGCCTGGGCTGAGGAATATAAGCCAACATTACGCTACATTCAGCGGCTAATGGCTGCCGGTATGCTATTGGTGCGGGATTATGGATTTAATGAAGATATTGAAAATACGAGCAAGGATGGCTATAAGAAACTGGAGTTGGCGAACGAAAAACTGAGTGCCTTGATCGCTGCTGTCTGCGGCGGGGCACAGGCGCGTAACGCTCAAGGATTTGCAACGCGAGATGACGGTGATTTATTTGAGAAAAAGCCGCATATCAGTAGCGAAGATTCGCTGGATTGGCGGTGCTGGTAGATGAATGGGCAGAAAGTAGCAGTTTCTATCACCGTTGATGGCGAGGAGCTGAAGCAGTTTAATCAGGTGCTGCTAAATCGATGGAAACGTGCTAGCAGTTTGCGGATACCGTTGCAGGAGGCGGCTAACTTTATGCTGGATGAGATTTCCAAAAACTTTAGCGGTAAACGTGGTGCAGTTTTTGGTGCGCAGTGGCGTAAACGTAAGCGAAATTATCCGTGGCCGCTACTAAATAAGACAGGCAAAATGAAGGATGGCTTTAAGGCGGAAATATACAGCGATAAAGCGGTGATTAAAAACCCAACGCGTTATTTCAAATATCATCAGATGGGTACAAAAAATATGCCAGCACGCAAGATGTGGGGTATGACCGAATCGCAAGCACGGTATATTCGCCAACGATTACAAATCTATTTAGAAGCTGAAGGAGAGAGATAATGCAATACGAAGACCCAATTTTAGCAAAGCTGCGTAACCTGTTAAATGAGCACGGCCCGAAAGACTTGAGAAATAAATACTATCTGGGCGATCCAATGGTGGTGGATAAATCAAGCTTGCCGATGTGCTTTATTAGTTATGAACGGCAGAGTGTCATTGATGATGCCTCGTATTCAATCGAAACGCACTCGACGGTGTTAATCAATGTGGCATATGACCTCACCAGGGATTTTAATAGCACGGCAAAACGTAGCGGAAGCCATATGGCACTGGTAAAGATGATTTGCGGGCGAGATAGTAAGAATAAATTACTACCTGAGACGATTTTATCTGTGCTGAGGAGATTTCAGGATGAGCAATCCGACGAGCTAATAATCGACCTGGGCAGCCAAACCGAAATAGAATACGTCGTGAGTGAGCGAGGCGGCAGTGTATTTACTAACGAAGCCTTAATACGATTTACGGTGCGCACTCGCGATATGGTTGGATAAATGTAAGCACCATGGTATAATACGGGTAGTATATGCGATCAGCTTGGTCGCATTTTCTTTTGTCCATTGGCTGATTTCGCGTAAGAAAGGGATTAACCGTGAAGAAAGATAATCAGCCAGCAGCACCCGCACCGAAGCAGTCATTTTATCTGCCAGAGTTCGGCGTGTCTGTCGAAGCAGAAAGCTTTGAAGAAGCAGTCAAAAAAGCCAAAGCCGAAAATAAGGAGGGAGAGGAATAATGGCAGAGAAAAAGATTGTAACAGGTCGAAAGACCGCCGTGGGCTTGGCGCTGGAAGAAACCAGAGGCGCCGCCAAAATGCCGACGTATTTTTATCCGCAGTTGGATTTTAGCTTTAAGGACACACCAGAGACGAAAACTAACGAATCGGCGTACAATAACATCACCAAAAACAACGCTGTCGATGTGATGAGCGTCAAAGGCGAGGGTTCAATCGGCGGCAAGACGTGGGCGAAGGGACTTTATTACTGGCTAGCGCTAGTGTTTGGTCAAAAAGCCGCAACGACGCCTGTTGCTGGCGATACGGGAGCTAAAAAACACTTATTCTCGCTGAATAATGAGAATACTCATATCAGCTCGACTATCACCATTAAGGAATCGGTGTTTTGCGGGCAGTTCCCGTATGCTATGATTGAGAGCTTTAAGATTTCATGGACGCCTGATGATTATCCGAAGATTGAAGTAAGCTTGATGTCGAAAAAATCCAAGGACGTAACGCCGTCAACCGTTACTATTGCGTACGATTCGACCGAGACAGAGTTTATTCCAAAGGACGTGCTGCTGAAAATGGCAGCCGATGCAGCCGGGCTAGCAGCAGCGCCAGAGCTTCAGGATGTCAAGAGTTTCAGCCTGGAAATTAAGAAAAACCTGGAAGCAGTTCAGACGTCAAGTTCTAAGGATGACATTCAGGAAATCTTTAACAAAGATTTTGAGGTCAGCGGCTCAATCGAGAAACTGTACACCGACGACACCTACAAAGGCATGATGCTGAACGGTACAACTCAGGCAATGCAGTTTGGCTTTATCGACAAAAACCACAAAGCCGGTAACACCACGCCAACCAGTCTGCTGTTTACTATAAGCAAGGTGGCAATTTCTAGCCGTGAGCCGAGCTACGGACTGAGCGATATTTCAACTGAGACGATCAACTTTGAGGGCTTACTGAATATCACAGACGGCAAGACTATCGAAGCTGAATTGGTTAATAAATACGAGTACTAGGAGCAAATAAATGAGTAATCGAGAACTGTTTATCGAACTAAAAGACGGACGTAATGCCGTTATCCGAGGGTTTATTCGCAACCGTGACCGCAGTATGTACCGACGGCTAATGTTGGAAGGTCAAACCATGTCCACTAAGGAGATGGAAGCTAGTGGCGGCGATGTGGATGTTGACCTGGGCAGCGTCATGGGCGCGAGCGACAAACTGATTGAGAAGTTGCTGCTGGAATACTGCGGCAATCGCGAACAACCATTTGAGGCACTGATGGACAGCGAATTTGGCGACGACTACGAGACAATCAGCAATAAGGTCATGGAGGTCTTCGGCAAGGATAAGGAGCTCCCAAAAGAATAGAGGCGTGGTCAATTAAATATGACCGCGCGCTGCGCAACGGTTCTGGCGAAGTGCCAAAGATGATTCAGATTGCGCTCATCTGTAAGGAGTACGGCTGGACGTATGATGAATACATGGATCAGCCAGAAGAGTTTACCGCGGCCATCCTAGCACGGCGTCAAGTTGAGGCGGTAGTCGAAAAGGAGCAGATCGATAAAGCGGGGCAGCAGTAAGCTGCCTCTGCTTTTATCTGTGCTTGTCGCAGGCGATGCCGTCGCCGTCTCTATCAAGGTGTGGTGCGTATCCAGGTTCGCCTCGGCGTATGTGACTATAGCCAGCGGCACGTGCTTCTTTGCAGTTGCTAAAATTCAGCTCCGATGAAGCGGCAGGCTGTGATTGTGATTGTGCTTGTGCTTGTTGTTGATTAGCTGCGGTAGCGGCTGCCTCCTCTTGTTTTTTCTTCTCCTCAGCCTCTTTCTTGGCTTTCTCGGCACGTTCTTTTTCTTCCCGCTTGGCTTTTTCTAATTTAGCAATACGCTCAGAGAACTGACCACGTTTATCTTCTGGTAATTTGTTGATGTCTGACTTGGCTTTATTGATATTGCTGTCGCTTGGGTCAGATTCAGCTTTTTGAACAGACTCTTTGGCTTGATTGACTGCCTTTTCTGACGATCCCATACTTCCAATTGCACCAATGCCAACAACTACAACAATTATGATAATGATAATATGTATAAAACCGCCTTTGCGATGTTTCATTTTTGAGCTCCTTCTGATGATGTTATTTTTTGGGCGACGAACTCGCGTATTTTCTTATAGTGAGGTTCTAGCGTGGTAATAATACCGTACTGAACGTTGCTTTCTTCAATTGGTTTAACTAGAGTGATTTGCCCGTCCTTCAAATACAATATTGTACGAAAAACAACGGTTTTGTCTTCTTTCTTTGAATTGAAGTCAAAACCCTCGACTTCTGACCAATCAAAACTCCGCACGATGTCTTTTTTGATGCCTTTATTAAACGAGAAAGTAACGCCATTGTGATCGAATGCCAACTCAGCTGACAAAACACTATCTTTTATGGGGTTATATGTTCCGTTATATTCGCCACTGGCGAGTAGCGGTAGTTTTTCTTTCTTCTTAAATAGATTAAACATGGTGGCAGTTTGTTTTTCCTTTCCTTATGGAGGGATTATACCACGATGTGATATAATATGGGTAATATATGCGGACTTTGAGCCGCATTTTTTTGTTGTTTTTCGTCCGCTAGGAAAAAGAAGGCGGAAGATGAATAACAGCACACTCACTCTGACAATTCGAGCAAACGTATCAGCCTTGCAGGCTGCCTTGAAGACTGCTCAGGCGAGCGTTAAAAATTTTAGCAGCAATGTAGGTAAGAAACTAGTCGGCAACGCTGCTAATTTGAAGGACGCTTTTAGTCAAGCGGGCGGATTCATTGAATCGACGCTGAAGCGCGTCGCTGCGGTGGCGGTGGGTGGTAGCTTTGGATTGATGTCGTTCGTAAAAAGCGCATCTGAATTGCAGTCACTGCGATCGTCATTTGAATCGCTAACTGGAACAGTAGAGGCGACAAATGTCGTCATGAAAACACTGTATCAATACGGCAAAGAAACAGCCTTTGACAACAAATCCATCCAGGCGACCGCCAAAATGTTTCTGGCAAACGGCGTGGCAGTCCAGGATTTGATGGGTTGGATGCGAAACTTGGGCGACTTAGCAGGTGCAACCGGTGCGGATTTGCAGGGCTTGGCGCTACCAATTACGCAGGCAATCGGTACTGGCAAAATGATGACACAAGACTGGTATCAGATCATCAACCAAGGTGCTGGTGGATTCAAAAAATATATCATCGCAGCGATGGGTGCGGGACACTCCATTAAAACCTTTGGCGATGACTTGTCGAAGGGTAAGGTTACGGCTGACGTGCTACGTAAGGCACTCCAGATGGCGAGTGCTGAGGGCGGCATGGCTTTTCAGGGTGCTATCAAACAGTCTCGCACGTTCAACGGCCGCATGAGCAACCTGCTGGAAACAATTACCAATGTGGGTATGAAAATTGTCGGCGTGGATGCAGCGACCGGGCAAGTCAAAGCCGGTGGCGTGTTCGACAAAATCAGCAAAGCTGTAGAGGATGCGACAAATTGGCTGGAAGAGAATAAGGATACGGTGCAGAAGGTTGCGGACACAATTATCAACAACCTGGTTCCAGCACTAACATCTTTGGCGAGTGCTTGGGCGATTATGAAGGTTGGGTCGGGTATAACTGGTGCGATTAAGCAGGTTAATGAATATAAAAAAGGAATAGAGGGTACAGCCGGTGCTTTTAAGATACTGAGCGTTGCGCTAACCGGTAATCCGATGATGTTGTGGGCGGTTGCTATCGCAGCTGTAGTTTCGGCTCTCGTATTTCTCCAGATGAAATTCAACATCTTCGGCAAGGCTGCCGAGTGGATAAAAAACACCTGGAACGATTCCATAAATAGCATCAAGAGCTTTTTGGAGAGTGCTGGCAATACTGTTAAGAATATCGCCGAGAGCGTCGGTAAGTTCTTTGATGATGCCAAGAAAGCAGTGAGCGATTTTGGGCAGGCTGTGGCAGACTGGTTTATTGCGAAGTTTGAAGAAGCGAAAAAGATTGCTGGAGATGTATTCAACGCTATCACGAAATGGATTAACGACAATAAAACACTGCTGATCAACCTGGGTATTGTCATCGGCACAATCGTATTGCCGAAGCTAGTGCAGATTGGCATTGAGGCGGCTAAGTCGTTTGCAGTGATGGCAAAAAATGCGGCAGTTAAGGGTGCAGGAATGGCGGCTGAAATAGCCAAGAGTTTGGCAAAAACGGTTGTTTCAGCGACAGTCAACGCTGGCAAGATGGCGGTTCAGGGAGCTATAGCTTTTGGTTCATGGATCAAGAATGCGGCTATCGCTAGTGCTGGAGCAATTAAAAACTTTGTACTGATGAGCGGTAAGGCAGTGATTCACGCTGGGATTATGGGCGTGCAAGGGGCTATAGCTTTCGGCAAGTGGACGGCCGGTGCGGTGGTGATGGGCGCAAAAGCGGTAGCGACGTTTGTAATGATGGGTGTACAAGCGTTAGTAGCTGGTGCGAGGATTGCCGCCTCTTGGTTGATGGCGATGGGTCCGATTGGCGCTATTGTGGCTGTTGTTGCTGGTGTGGTAGCGCTAATTATCGCCAACTGGGATACGGTTAAGAAATGGCTGACGGATTTTTGGAATGGCGTAGTCGCCGCTGCCCAGGGAGCGTGGAATGGGATTGTTGCTGCGTTTAATGCGGTGGTCGGATTCTTCTCCGGACTATTCCAGGGTGCATGGAACGCTATCGTAGCGGTGTGGAATGCTGTGGTAGGGTTCTTTGCTAATGTCTGGAACGGCATTGTGATAATATTCTCGGCTGTTGTGGGCTGGTTTGGTGGAATATTTGCCAGCGCATGGAACATTATCGTGAGCGTGTGGAATGCGGCAGCTGGCTGGTTTGGTGGCGTGTGGAACGGCATCGTCGGTGTATTCGCTGGCGTGGCTGGATGGTTTGGCAGTATTTTCCGCGGAGCGTGGAACGCGATTACTGGCATATTTGGCGGGCTAGCAGGATTCTTCGGCGGCGTGTGGAATACTATCACTGGGATGTTCGGAAGGCTGGGCAGCTTCGTTGGTAATGCTATTGGCGGTGCGGTCAGGGGTGCAGTTAATGGCGCACTAAGCATGGTCGAGAGGATGGCAAACGGGTTCATCGGCATGATTAACGGTGCAATTGGACTTATCAATAAGATTCCAGGCGTACACATTGGCAATATTCCAAGCTTACATATTCCGCGAATGGCGACCGGTGGTATCGTTACTCCGCAGGGCGGCGGTTCGATTATTTATGCTGGTGACGGCGGACAGAATGAATGGGTCGTGCCAGAAAGTAAAATGGCAAGCCTAGTAACGCAAATTAACAGGCGTAGCGACGGCGTTGGTGCACGAGATGTCAACATTACCGTAAATGTTACTACTAGAGATGAGAAATTCAACGAGGAGGATGCAGTGAATATCGCAAAGCAAATCAATCGAGCATTGAAAGCGCAGGGACTACGGCTTGATCAGTTAGGAGCGCTCCGATGATACGATTAAACGGACAAGAAATACCAATATATCCAAGCGGCTATGACGATTCGCCGGTGGTGGTAAAAACTGATAATTTTTCAATTAATGGCAGTATTGAACGACACAGCTTTCCATCCAAAAAGCGTGCCAAGATGATATTTGCGGCAGTGACGCCAGCACAGTTTCGATTCTTTGAGAACATCTTTAATGCCGCTGGCACAGTGAGTTTTTATAACGACCAGTCAAAGTATGGCGTGCTTCAGTTTGACGGGATTATGACAGATTGTGACACCGACGAGTATATTCGCGGCGGCAGCTTGATGACGAGCCTAACCGTAACAATTCGGGAGGTGTAAATGCAGGCGGTTTCGGCTAATTTCATCAGCAAGGTTGACGCACCGCGCAAGCAGACTGACTTCGCTGTGGTGCTGGGGTGGAGTAAGCAAATAAATCCGACTACGCGGTTTTTTAATCTCGATTCTTCAGCACTGGATGGTGGAGACTTTCTAAAAGGCTCAGGCGACGTGGTAACGTTTTTCGACAAATATGTGTACACAGATGAAAGCCGCTACGTTAAGAACTTCAAAATAAGTAAGAAGGTGAGCAGTTATTCATGGGGTGTAGTTACGGCTCAGGCGACAATCACACTAAATAATACGACGGGGCGGTTCTTACCAGAAAAAGACCCCGTAATTGGCAAATTTGTCAAGGCAGGGCGACCGATAAAGATATTGACTGGATATGACGGCGAAATGATCACGAATTTCGTTGGCTTTGTGGGTACGCCGACGGTGAACATTGTGGAACAGACAGTAGAGCTGACGGCGTTTGACGCAATCACCTACCTGGACACAAAATATTCTAATTTGCCAGCGTTCGTGGGTAAATTTGCGCATGAGATTGTGCGAGATTTGCTGATTGAGCAAGGATTCAGCACCGACCAGTTCGAGATCGACCGGTCGCAACAGGTGGCAATTGGCTACTTATCGCCAAAAGACAAGAGCGTGACTGATTTATTGAAAGAATTAGCAGAAGCGGAAGCGGCACTAGTATTCGTTGACGAGCAGGGGATAATTCGGTTCTGGAACAGGACGCACCTGGCGAAGACGCAGCCGACGGCGCACGTATTCAACTATTCTAACCTGACCAATTTGCAGATTAGGTCAACGCCAGTAATAAACTCGGCACAGGTGGTAGCAAAGCCATTCAAAGTGCAGGCGTTTCAGAAACTGTGGGAGCTGGAGCAAGGCAGTGAGCAAACGAAAATAAGAGCTGGTAAGACTATCGACATTTTCGCTGAGTTTCAGGATAGTGTCGGGGACTTTTATGCTGTAAATGTAGATAGACCAGTTCATGCAAGCAGTAACTCTGGTACGTCGATGTATTCTGGCACGAGAAATTCTGACGGTGGAGGCGGCGCAATCAATGTACAGCTGGTATCAGTTTATAACTTTGGCAGCACTTACAAAATGACCTTCCGCAATAACTCAAGCGTGGACGGATACATTAACCGTATCCAGCTGTGGGGTGTACCGGCAAAGGTAACGCAAGTAATTACCGAAAATGCCATGAGCGAGCCAAGTATTGAACAGTACGGTGTCAATCCTGACACGTCAACTGGTGTTGGCGCAGAGATTCTGAAGATTGAAAATAATCTGGTGCAGGATGTTGGCGGAGCAAGAGCGATTGCTAACAATATCGTAACTCTATATTCAAACCCAAATAGGCAATTCAAACTAGATAACTTTTTCGTGCCGTATTTGCAGATTGGCGATACGGTAGACTTGCAGATTGATGAGCTGGCGGATAGTTTTAACTGTTTTATTACCAGTTACGAGCTAGCAGGCGGCGTGAACGCTAATTTTCGGCAGAGCTTGGAGGTGGAGGAGCGTCCAAAAGTTAGCGTGTTTGAGCTGGACAGGTCAACACTGGACGGCGGAGATGTGCTAGCAAATTAAGTGTGGTATAATGTAAGTAGTATATACGACCAACCAGAGCGGCGGTCGTATTTTTATTGGAGGAAATAATGGATAGCGAAACAGCCAAGCAAACGCAAGACCAAGCCGAACTGGAGAAGATGGCGGATTTTTATGCTCAGCATTACAGCCAGGTGTACTTTGTGAGGTGTCTGAAAACTAATCTGGTGGTCGCGGTTGAGTGTTTTCCGGCAAAGATAATTCAAGGCTTTTCAGCGATTACCGCACCGCGGCGAGGCGGCAACCGTGATATTTATGACTACCAGGGGCTATTTCTGACGACCCGTGAGAGACTGGACAAAACACCTGAAGGGTTTCCGATGATCGGCTACGAAGCGTTAACTGGTAACGATACACGGCTATCTAAATTTGAGCGAGGAACGATAAACCCAGTGCAGCCAGGCGAGGCTAGTCCAGCAGAGCTGGTTAATTCGTTTGCTATGAGCCCATTTGAGCGAGCACAGTTGGAGAGCGAGGTGGCGTTGAAACAAAGTGCCAATAAAGAGCAGGCGGATTACGAGCTGAAGTACAGCGACAAAGGTATGATTATTGAGCGATTTGAGACATTTCAAGTAGAAAGGGTGAGATGATATGGCGTATGTTAACTTGAACTTTGTGCCGGGCGAAATTTTAACGGCAGCAAAAATGAATCTTTTAGCGGCAAATGATGCTAGTTTTCATGATGGAACAGGTATAGGCGATGGTTCTATACAATCAAAGAATATAAACGTTGCAACAATCCTTGCTTCAAAGGA